CAGCGATGGCATATCCCACAATAAAACCGTCATTACGAGGCCAGCCGGGACCAAAAGATTCCATATTAGGGTCAGACGTTTCGAGGTCAATTGCAATCTCCTTGGCAGTGGACAGATTGGGGAACGTATCAGGTGCTACCCATTCGGTTTGAACGGGGAAAAGCGGCATGGTTTTCACAGTCGGAATCCTTTTTCTGTGTGTTTTGGCAGCACTAAGTGCAGGGATTGTTTGGCTCGGGTGACCCCGACATAGAACAAGCGGTGGACGTTGTCCGCGTTGCTTGCATATTCTTTGGCGAACTTTGGGCTGAGGTCCATGAGCAGCGCAACATGGTCCGCCTCCCCGCCCTTGGCACCGTGGATGGTGGACAGGCGAATCTTGGGCGGCTGCGACAGCTTCACGCCGCGCCGCAAGAGGGCAATCAGGTACTCTTTCTTGTCGTCAGCAATCTTGGTCAGGGCTTCATGCCAAATCACATCGGTCAGGAGGCCGTGTTTTGCCTTTAATTCATCGATGGTGTACAGGCCATTGGGGTCGCCTGTTTTGAACGTCTTGTAGCCCCGGGCCACGGCGCTGGTATCGAGGTACCGGTACACCGCTTGGACGTTGGTGAAACCTATTGCCTGTCCCTTGCGCAGCCGTTCCCAATCCACCACGGCGTGGGCAATCTGTGGGGAGAGGCTTGGGATGCCGTTGCGCTCAAACAGCACGCCGATGGATTTCAGCCATTCATGGATGGGGTTGAGCATGTAGTTGGTGGCGGCCATGACCAGCCATTGGCCGTCTTGGATGGGGATGTCGTCAAACCGGTGGTAGGTTTTGAGGGTTCCCTCAAACTCACGCGGCTCCCATACCTTTGGTTGGCGCTCACGGATGCGGCGAACAATGCTGTTGGCCAAGGTATGGACCTTTGCTGGCACGCGGTAGGAGTGGTTCAGCACGGTCACGCTGCCCTCAAAGGCAAGAAAGCTTTTCACGTCGGCACCGGCGAAGAAGAAAATGGCTTGATCGTCGTCACCGGCAAGAAATGTCCGCTTTGCCCGCACGGCCAAGGCTTCCACCATCATCCATTGCAGGCGGGATAAATCTTGGGCCTCGTCCACGATCAGCACTTCCAGCATCGGTAGGCGCTCTGGTTGGCTCACGATCATCTCCAACAGGTCGGTGAAGTCCAGCAAATCCTTGCTGCGTTTGTAGTGCCGGTAGGTGCGCTCAACAAACTCAAAATGGTGCCATTCGATGTCCAGTCCGCATTTGTTGTAATGCGTGCGCAGGTCCTCACCCTTGATGCGGGCAATGTTGATCTCGTTCAGGATGGGGTTGTCAGGCTTGACCAAGTCCAGCTCTGCATCGGTGGACAGTTCCAATTCAATGCCTGCTTGGGCAGCGAACTCGCGGAAGTGTTCCGCCTGCATGATGTCGTCAGCTCGCACGCCCAGACAGTGGAACGCGAGGCTGTGCAGCGTTCGGAAATACGGGAAGTCGGTCTTGGCGTTGAGCTGGGGGAACTTCTGGATGGCACGGTCCCGCGCTTCGTTGGCAGCCTTTCTGGTGAAAGAAAAATAGCCAATCCTTGCTGAGGAAACCCCTGCCTCCAGCTCCTTGTCCACCACATTGAGCAAGTAGGTTGTTTTTCCACAGCCTAGTTACGGGGGGCCGAAGATCTTGTGGATCTCCAGCCCCGACTCCTTTCCAACATCAGTGTTCATGTGTTTCCCCATGCCAGCGCATTTGGCAATGAATTCGTGCGTGTTCAGATTGCGTCATAACCAGCAGATTCGAGGGATGGTTATTCCACTTATCCCCATCGAGATGGTGAACAATTTCTCCGGGAAGCAGCTTGCGATCAAGCACTTGCTCAATGACGACACGATGCATGTGTCGGCCATTGAGTTTGACATAATTGCTGCGCTTACCGGTATATCGCTGGGCATTGGGATCACGGAAAAGCGCCCGTCTTTTTTGCTCATCAGAGTCAAATAATCGAGCGTTATGGCCATTGATAAACCGAAGAGGCTCACCTTTTGTTTGGCCACGTGATGATCGAGTACGTTTGGCGATAGGAGCTTCTTTCCCACACCCGCACTCGCAGAGTTTGACGTACATTGTTTTCCCCTTTGAAAACAGCCCTTGAAGAAAGGTTGGCCAGACAGCAAGGGATACTGCTTTTCGCTCCGTCGAGCTAGGCCAAGAAAAGTATACAAGAAACTAGTCATCCATTTCCCCGTAGTACTCGTCGTGCTTCCAGACAAGGATCGGGGTCGTTGGGCCAACGTAGGCCCCCTCGATGTTGTATTCGATGTACTCGCGGGCTTCACCGAAATCCATGCCGTCTCTGGCCATCAGGATGTCGCGGATGACTTCCGCGTCGTAAACCAGCGTTAAAGATTGGGTGCCGCTGCTGTCCCACACGTATGCAGGGCCGATGATTGCTTCGTCATATCCATTGATTTTGAGCGTCAAAATGGGCTCCCTTCAGTGCGTGTGGTTTGTGTCTCGAACGGTGCATCCTGTTTACCGAAGCTCGGTATGCGCCAGCATCTGGCTGCACGTCCTTTGAGCAACAGTGGGATAGGTTCCCCGCCAATGTCGCGCAGGCGCTGAGCCATCTTAGGCGCTGTCAGGCCCACGAAGTTGTTGCGCTTCAAGTGGTTGTCGAGGTCCTTCATCCTGAAGTAGGTCTTGCCCTCGTCATCGTCCCGCCATGGGCGGCCCATCAAGATTTCATCGCGGTCCATTGCTTGCTGCATGTGGGTTGTGAATTCCTCAAGCAGGTCCATGAAGCGGCCATTGAGACTGGTGTCCTCACTGGCCTCGGCGATTTGTTCTGTCTCCACCATCTCTTTGAGCAACGAATTGAGCATGTTCTCCCAATCCTGTTTGCGCAATGTAGGCGGCAGCACGTTGAGTTTTTCAACGCATGCTTTTTGGAATGCAGCTTGCGTGAAGAGGCTGTCTGTTTCCAGCTCCACACGCTTACCGTTGACATCCAAGAACCACAGCGGTGGATCGGATGCGTACTTGGACAGCGATGCTATTTGAGGCGCATCAGGGCCGTTTCCGCCGATGCCATATTTGCGCGATCGACATAGGCCCGGATTGCAAAAGCTGTTGAGGGGCGCATCCTTACACTTGTACTGATATTCTTTCTTGCCGACTTGTTTGACGATGACTTGTACTTCGTTATTCGGAAGAGGGGGAGCCACATGTTTGATGTTGTATTCCACCAATTTGTCTTCCCAAGTTCCGGGGGCGGCCCTCTTAAGATAGATACCAATGTTGAATAGTCCATTATTGCGCGTCCCCTCTGGGAAGCCCTGTGCGCATAGAGCTTGTAAACAAGGTGGGCCATCCTTGATGGGACTCTCCTCTTGCTTAGGCGGCTCAGGAAAATTGAGCGGTAAGCTTTGGACGTTCGCCTCGTATAGAGCAAAGAACTCGTCCAACGTGGCTGCCGTACCGTCGACATTGAATGCATACCTTGTTCCCGCGTCACCGCCGAAGTAGGGCAGGTTGAGGAAGTTTCCGGTGTCTCCTCGGTCAACCAAGATTTCGGCTTGCTTAGGAAAAATCTCTCTGCCTGCTTCACCGAGTAGTGCCGCCGCGTCCTTAAGGTATTGCTGAAAATCCCGGGCTGGGGCCGGTTCCTTTGTAAAGAGAAAAACATGCGCACCTCCAGATTTGCTACGACAAACAACAAGCGGCAGTTTCAACTGCGCAACTTTTTCAACTAGGCCTTTGTGGTCCAGAGGATACTGGTCAATATCAATACATCCCCAGATACAGGAGTTATCCGCCCGGATTGGAATAATTCCCAGACTCGGATCAACGCCTTCAAGGTGCTTTTGCCACAGATCATCTGTTGGGGGTTTTCTAACAACTGTTGCCTTACCTGCTTGCTTACCATCGCCTCTTTCTGCTTTGATTACGTATGTCCCATAGGCAATATCCAGACCCCTGAATATGTCCTGAAATTTTTTTAGTTGTTCCATTGGCAATCTCTATTGAAGATGGGAGAGTGGCCGGTCTGACACCCCAGACAGTCGGCAGTGCGCTCACTATGAGCCGCCATGTAGCGACCAGTCTCCCAAAACTCAGAACGGTGCGGGTCCAGCGTTACTGACTTCTTCGTCAGAGTGCTTGACCTTGACTTCGCCAGCACTTACCTGACCGGCAAATGCTTTTGCAGCTTGATACACATTCTTATCTTCAATCGGGCCAATGCGCTCGATCTCCCATCCAAACCACTTACCCTTGTCGTTGGACTCAGCTTGCGTGGTCAAACGGTACAAGTGGGAATACATGGGAGGAGTGAAAGGACCGTTGGCACCCATCATCTTGGTGGACATCATCATGCTGTTCCACTTGCGCGACTTTTTGAGTTGCGTGGACTTCATGGTGATCAAAGCAGCTTCGGGGAAGCCTTGATCGTTGATGACCATCACGTAATGGTTGGCCGTGTTCTCGATGTAGTTGCCGTTATCGAGATAGTCTTTGTTGTCGCCCGGTTCACGGTGCGTGCGGCTCAAAATATCAGACGTGGCTGGGTAGATGTTGATGGGTGCGCCAGAGCCGCTTCCACGTGGTGCCCACTCAATGTACTGACGTACATATGCACAGGGGATCACGGTGATGCCTTTCTTGCCGTCATACAACTCACCCGTCACCGAGTTCAGAATCATCCCCGGCATAGCGCCATCGACTTCTCCAACCTCAGGTGATGTGTTGGTCAACAGGCGCAGGAACGGAAGCGCAAAGTCTTCCTGACCCATGCCGTCAAAACCACCACTGTCCTGCTCAAAATCATTTGCCAAGACCAATGCGCCTTCTTTCTTCACTGCCACTTCATTTTTTGCCATGATGTTTTCCTTGTTTCTTGATTAAATTAAAACTGCCATGTGACAGCTTTGACTGCCCACATCTGCGCTGTTTGCGCGTCGGTGATTGCAATACTCAACATACGCTTGACCTCTGGGTTGGTGGCCGCATCGCGGGTGTTATGCAGCTTGTCAACGATGTCGGCAAAGTCGCGCTTGATCTGGTCCACATCGGCTCGGCCTCCGGGGTTAAAAGACACGCCGCAAGCCTTTTCGCCATATGTCATTTCTTGTGTTGGATTTTCCATTTCAATTTTCCTTTTTCATGCTGATTTGATAGTTGCTCTTTGGCCGATGTACACGCCAAACAGCTCTGTGGGGAACTCGCTTCCGCGTTCCACCTGCTCGCGAACCCAAGCTTTCAAGGTTTGGGGTTCGACCTTTTGCGCTTGCTCAACTGGATAGTTTTGCTCACGCAATTGGTTCAGTAAGGTGTCGCACAGTTGGTCTTCGCCACGACCAAACCGCACAGACACCGTGTTCTTGATGATGTCATCGAAACCGTTATCGCGCAGCCATTCATAGGCCTGTGCGCGGTTTTCTTCTTTGATGCTTGCGTTGTAGAACGCCTTGATGTCAATCTGGCTGCCGTCAGACATCTTGAACGACTTCATGCCCAGCTCTGACAAACGACCCGGAATACTTTCCTCCAACAACTTGCGCTGCTGTTCCTTGCGTTCCTTAACGCTGTCCTCCAGCTCTTCGATCTCTTTTTCAAGCTGCTTGGCACGCTTGGCCAATTCACCAACTGATTGCAGGTCCTCATTCTTGACGACCAATGCACCAGCATCCTGCTCAAACATATCGTTGATGTTACTCATCTCTTTCTCCATTCTCGGTAATGTCAATTTTAACGGGGATATACAGTCTTTCGCGGCGGTCCCACTTCAGGGCTGTATACCGGCCAGAGTTATAGAAAGCAGCTATCGAGCAGGCCAAGCCGATAGCTACAGGGTCACCTGTCAACAACAGGTAATCCCCATCCTTGTATTCCCGCAACTTGCGTCGCAGCATGCGAACCGTTGGTACTGTGCTGAATGCGATTTGGGTATGAGGCTCCAATAGAACCACCATGTCCCCATACTTCATTGCAGGCGCAATATCATGATTGGGCATCTCTTGTACGATAAAAACTTTTGCCACGTTTACGCTCTCCTTTCTTGAAACGTGCTTTTAGTGTACACTATCTTTTCGGGTTGTCAATACCTGTTTTAAAAGAAAGGCAGAAAGTCATGAACTATTTTTTGGAGAACTACCCGTTCAAGAACAAGCCGTACGTGCATCAAGCGGCTTATCTTCAGCGGTTCTGGGAGCAGAAAGAAGCAGCTTTGTTTGCAGAAATGGGAACGGGCAAGAGCTTTATGCTTATAAACAATGCAGCCATGCTGTACGACAAGGGCAAGATCGATTCGATGCTGATTGTGGCCCCAAAGGGGGTCTACCGCAATTGGTACAAGTCCGAACTGCCCAAGCACATGCCTGCGCACATCTCCTACAAGATGGCGTGTTGGACCCCAACACCTCGCAAGGCGGAGAAAGCAGAGATGGAGGAGATGATCAATTCGCTGGACAAGTTGCGAATCATGATCATGAACGTCGAAGCATTCAGCACGGAAAAAGGCACCGCCTACGCTCGCACATTCTTGCGCGTGACCTCTGCCTTCATGGCCGTTGATGAAAGCACCACGATCAAGACACCGAACGCCAAGCGCACCAAGAGCATCATCAAGGTGGCCCGTGATGCGCGGTACAGGAGGATTGCCACAGGCTCCCCTGTTACCAAGTCACCCTTGGACCTGTACAGCCAGTGCGAATTCTTGGGGCCTGACTGCTTGAACAGCGCAAGCTTTTACGCCTTCCAAGCACGGTACGCGATCCTTGTTGAACGCAAATTACCCACGCACACATTCAAGCAAATCGTTGGCTATCGCAGACTGGATGAGCTGCAAGAAAAGCTCAATGGCTTCTCCTTCCGTGTGACCAAGGATGAATGCTTGGACTTGCCCGACAAGGTGTACACACGCCGCGATGTCGAGCTGACAACCGAGCAGAAGAAGTACTATGACCAGATGAAGCTCATGGCCTTGGCGCTCGTTGATGGCAACTTGATGAGCACCAACAATGCACTGACCCAGCTCATGCGGCTGCATCAGATTTGTTGTGGTCACGTGAAGCTCGATGATGGCCAACAGATTGACATTCCGAGCAACAGGATCAACGAGTTGATGTCGGTGTTGGAAGAGACCAATGGCAAGGCAATCATCTGGGCCAACTACCGCAGGGACATCGAGAACATCAAGCTGGCGATTCAAAAAGAATACGGCATGACCTCTGTGGCCACCTACTACGGCGACACCGAAGATGATGAGCGTGAAAATGCGGTGGAGAACTTCCAAAACGCTGATGGTGAGCTCAGATTCTTTGTTGGCAATCCACGCACCGGCGGCTATGGTTTGACGCTCACAGCGGCCAATACGGTCGTTTACTACAGCAACAGCTTTGACCTTGAGGTGCGCTTGCAGTCCGAGGACCGAGCGCACAGGATTGGCCAGACCGAAAAGGTGACCTACGTGGACATGATCGCCAAGGACACGGTCGACGAACACATCGTTAAGGCGCTCAGGAACAAAATCAATATCGCTTCGCAGGTGCTGGGCGAGGACTTCAAAGACTGGATCATTTAATGCAACTCATTCCCATTCGCCGCAAGTATGTATATACAAAACTCGAAAGGATAGACACACCCGCCGGACGTGTATACAAAATCGATGGAAATGAACATGAGATGCCCAGCGTCACACGCATCATCTCCGCCACCAAGGACACCACCCACCTTGAATCGTGGGCCGAGAGGATTGGTTGGGAGAAAGCGGAGCAGATCAAAAACGAGGCTGCCACGGTTGGAACCCACATGCACAACGTCGTCGAGCGACTGCTGTTGAATAGGGATTTACCCGCACCCCGCACATGGCTGCAAGTCAAGGGTTACCGCATGGGGTATCGATTGATCGAAGAATTCTTCCCGCACATCAACGAGGTTTGGGGCACTGAAGCGCCCCTGTACTACCCGTTCCGGTATGCAGGCACGACCGACTGCGTGGGAGTCTATAAGGGAAATCCCTCAATCGTTGACTTCAAGCAGACCAACCGAATGAAGCCACGCAAGTGGATTGATGATTACTTCATCCAATTGGCAGCGTACGCTTGTGCGCACAACCAGTTGTACCAAACCAGTATTGACCACGGCGTGATCATGATGGTGGCACAGGATGGGGAAGTGCAGGAATTTGTGACCTGTGGCCGCGAGTTTGACGGCTACAAGGATCAGTGGTGGCGCAGGGTCGAGGCGTTTGAAAAAACGGCCCCAGCATTGCTGCCGGGGCCAAATGATGCCGATGGAGAGGACGGCAACTGCTAACCTTTGGCTGCTCTCATGTTATCCACCAAGTTGGGATAGGGGCGGCCAGCTTTCTTGGCTGCCGCCTTGGCCTTGGCTTTTTTGGCTGAGGTCAGCGGTTTTGATGGTCCGAGGCCCTTGGGCCGTGGTTTGTTCCAAACGGGTTTTGCTTTCATGTCATGCCACCAATCCGGGAAGATATGTTGTTTTACCTGCAACCTTCGTCGCAGTCAATTCCTGTTTCTTAAGGTTATCAGGATCATAAGAAACATGCACCCAACCGGAGTCGGGAATACCCGGAGTATAGAACTCCAAGATAAGCTGCGTGTAGTCTAAATTGTCCATGATCCATTGCGCTAAGTCAGCGTTCGCTACGCCGGGAATCTCGATGTCTGCTGCTTGGCCCTTACAATGGTCTGAGGTACGACTTCCGCCCGTGGCTTGGTTTGTCTCAGGGCTGCGGTACCCAGAATTCACCTTGACACCCTTGCCAAAGTGATCGCGCACAGGCTGAAGAACCCGCTCGCACAGGATTTTCAAGTGCTCGGTTTCCACTGGGCCCGGGGTGTTGTCAAAGCCCATGCGCAGGGCTGTCTCGGACTTGGTCAGTTCATGCAAAGAGAAGTTGGCGGTCAACTGGGTCATTTCATGCTCCTTACTTTTTCATATTGGTCGATGCAGGTGTTGAGGCTGCGGATGGCTTGGTCTCCCCGGCTGGTGAGATCGACAAGAGCTTGAGCAACTCGTCCGTCAAGCTCGGCTCTTGCTTCTGTATCTCCGCTGGGAGCGGGGGCATTTCCGGCGGCTTGTACGGGGCACTCGGGCGCTTTGACAGGAATGAACAGCTTGCGCTCGCCAGAGGCAAGATCAGTACGAAGCTTAGTTTCTTTAATGCGTGCAACATCGTTTGCTTTCCTCAAGGTCTGGGCATAAGTTTGGGCAACCTCCGCCATGCGCTGCTCTGTTTCTCGGGCCTTCTCGTTCAGCGCCGCAATCTCTACCTGCTGGCGCTGATATTCATCGGATTCGCCTTTGAGGTAGCCGCTGCCAAAGGCAGACAGCATCGCCAAGACAAAGCCAAGGATTACCCAAGGGTTGAAAATACTCATCCCTCAGCCTTGCCTCGGACGTAAGCCTGCGCTGCCATGAAAGCCACAACGATTGTTCCCATCGCTGCGCAGTAGGTGGTCGCCAAGCCGTTCAATGCATTGACCTTCTCCAGCGTCACTAATTCAGAGGCCAGATACGCAATGATGGCGGGAGGAAAGGCCAAAGCCGCCCACGCCATGATGCGCTGCTGGTCAGCCATCTTGTCCATGTTCTCAATGGTGATCATGCGCTCAGACCTTGCCAACTCAGCGTCCGTCACCACGCCATCGTGGTCGGTGTCAAACTTGTTGTACTCAGAATCTTTTTCAAGCTGCTTACTCATATTTTTCCCTTCGATCAAAAATAGGGCGGTCCTTAAACTGCTCTGGTGTGTTTCGATTCTTTCTTTCCACTTCCCGCCGCAGCTTCTCTACCTTCTCAAGTTGCTGCTTGGCTTCGTTCTTTGTCTCCAGCACATCAAGGTACATGAATGCCAACAACGGCAACATCAATGCAACCAGCAGCACCGCCACAACCCAACCAACCATCCCCATCACAAGCTCCTCAGTTGTTTCAGCCACAGGAGCCACGTCCACAGGTATGCGATAAGGATCAAGGTTAGGACGGCGGCTCCCGCTTTGAGGTTTCGGCTTCTTTCCCTTTGGTGTCGTTGCCATCTGAGTCTTCTTTCCCGTTGCTCTTGTGCCAGTCTGGCAGCTTCTTGTTCAGCGGCAATGACATCCCTCATCTCAAAGACCTTGCTGTACAGCGCCCCCATTTCGGGAGGACTCTGGTACACCATCGTTTCCCTAACCTCAATCTCCAGCGCCGCCATCTGATCCTGCACCATGATCCGCTTCAATGCGGCTTCCATTTGGTTTTGGTCAGGCTCGTAGACGTTTCTGGACTTTTCTTCTTCCTCCCTGTTGTGTGCGGCTAATTGTTCTTGAAGTCTGAAAAGTTCCGTAAGATTTTTGACAACGCCAACCATGACCTGCGTTTCGTCAATGGCAACGTATTTGTCCTTCTTTTTCGCCACAGGCTTGAGCGGGACAGGAGTTGGCGCACCGCCAAAGAACTTTGCCAGCTTCCCCCAGAAACCATAAATTTCCTTTCCGATGCCAACAGCCTCGTCAAGGGTCTCCTTGACTTCCATGAAAGAAGTCTTCGCCTGTTTATAAAGCTCGCATCCCTCCTTGATGGCAGCGACGCAAGCGTTTGCGGCAAAGAGGAGGGATATCGGGTCCACATGTGACTTACTTCAGGTTTTTGAGCTTATACAAAGCACTTAAGTAAGTGCCCACTGCCTCGTCAATCAAATTCTGGATGGCTGTGTCCTTTTTGTCCACGGCAAGATATCGAAGTTCCTCAATATCATCCAAATGCTTTTCCAAAATCTTGATGATGTCCTTGTAATCTTCTGGAGCATCCAAGTACGGAATCTCAATGATGGAATGACGGCCTTGATAAGCTTCGGTAATGCTGTCAGCCTTCTCAATGATGGCAGGGTAGAACTCCCCCAAGGCAGAGTGTTTGGCAAAACTGCCTGCGCCAGTCACGGCCAAATGCGCCCTGTGTGCCATCTCTCGGCTCAGGAACATGGTTGCAACCAACTGTCCAATCATCTGCATGTCTTACTCCTTATTGGCCCTGTGTGACCTGTCGGCCACCTTGGATTTGTGCTTGGCGCTGTTGCAGTAACCCGCTGATTGGATCGTTGGGGAACATGGCTGGGTACATCAATGGTATCTGACCTATTCCGGGAGATATTTGAGCCGGAGGAGTTGTGGGGAACCGGTACCCTTCTCCAAGTCCGCGAGTCGCGGGCGCTGGAGGGAGAGCCTTGAGCATTTGCTGAGCAGATGTTTCACGTGAAACAACCGGCAGGCTCTTCATGTTGCCAATCTCTGTCTGACGCTCCCGTATCTGCTCCTGTGGCAACTCCTGACGGATGATGCGCTGGGAAATGCCGGGAACAGTGGCCTTGAACGGCTCATTGAAGATTTGGGACATGTTCGCCCCGATGCCTTCCAACTGCTTGGCCGCAGCCTTGCCCTGTGCAGGGGTTCCCACATGGGTGATGGCCTGCGCAAAGGCCGGGTCTTCCAATGCCTTGGTGAAGATACGCTGGTACAACTGGTTCTCAGCACTGGCTGTCATGCGCAGTAGCAGAGCCAAGGCACCCGATTCGGGGCTGATGCGACCGACCATTGCTTCGCGGGCCGTGGTAGTCATAAATTGCACACCAAAACCCATCACCCGCTTCAAGTTGGAATCGATTGATTCAAACAGCGGAATCTGGCCGGTCACATCGGCAAAGGCGTTGACCCTGCGTTGCAGGTCAGCAAGCGTGTTCAGGTCTCTCAGGTGCTGTGTGTCGCCAAACAAGACCTTCAGTGACTTTTGGTTTGTGTCGAGGAAACCTTTTAACGCACCACCGGATTGCGCCCCCTCGGTGGCAATGTCCCACACCGAACGGCGCAAGGCAGCCAACATCTCTGGGTCCTTACCCATCTCATTGACCAACGTGCGCATGGCAGCGGGGTCAGACAGGGCCTTAGTCAGTGTTTGGCGAGGATCGGCATCGGCGCGGGCAGCTTTGGCCAGCAAAGTATCAAGCTCTGCATTTTTTGCCATGACCATGCGCTGGTCCAACTCGCCCAAGCGAGCGACGTAGGCATCGGCCAAAGCGACTTCATCTTGCAGCTTTGCGCGGACGTTTCCGGGCAAGGCGTTGACGATGTTCTGGTTCTTGTCCAAGATGGAACGGATCTGCTTGGGGTCGACCAAGCCCTCCTTGTTCACGGCACCTTTGGTGCGCAGCCAGTCCACGGTGCCACGCATGAGCAGGCTCTCGGCCTGCGGCGTATTCTGCAAGGTCAGTTGAAGCTGCTTCAGGCTGTCGGCGTTTTGGAAAGCCTTTTGCAACAGTGCCTCGTTGGGCAGTGCAAACTCCAATCCACCCTTGGTTTTCTGGGAGGTCAACAGTGGCAAGTTGCGTTGGTACACATCCCGGTAGTCATTCAGGACGGTGGTCAACTCATCAAAGTTTTTGCCGATCTTTGGCACGTGGTCCTTGATCAGGTTTTCAACATCGTTGTACACCGCATCGCCGGTATCAAGGTACCGCTGTGCGTCTGTCAAACGGGTGCGCCCACGCTGCAAAGCAGTGTTGTAGCGGCTCAAGGAATCGTTGCGGAAACGCTGGGCAGCGGCCAAGTAATCCAACGCCTCGGGGACGTTGATGTCTACCTTGGTGTTGGCTTCAGCAATCTGTTTTGCGTCCGCTTGAATCTTGGCTGGGTTGATCTCAATCTTGCGACCGGGAATAGCTGTTGGGAAACGAACAACACCTTGTTCATCGGCAGGGGGAGCCAGCTCAGCAAGGGTCGCTTTGCGTTTACCTGCCTTGGTTTTATCTCCACGGACCACGGACAGGATGGCATCTACGTACGCCTTCTCATCCTCTCCCCCGGGTCGATATCCAATCAATTTAAATTGCTCGTCGATTGCCTGCTTGGTCAGTTGGCCAAGCATGTCGTTTTCCATCTTCTCGCGGGCAACCTGTTGGGATTTGACAAAGCGTTCCAACAAACGGATAGGCTCCGGGATTTGTACGCTCAGAGAGGGGCGCTCGGGGCGATATTTCTCAATCAACTTTACGGCGGCCTTTTCCATGTCCTGTGAATCAAACAAGGACTTGCCGTCTTGGCGGGTAGGCAAGGGAATGCCTTCTTCTGCGGTTCCCTCAGTCATGCCCATTCTGCGCAGAATGCCACGGCGCTGGGCAGCACTCATTTCCATGTTGGCCATGAGCACGCCACGCAACTCGTTGTTCAAGTTGCTGATGTCCTGTGGGCCGAGGCGCTCGGACACCGCTGCAATTTCAGCGGCAGTCAAATCCGATTTCTGTTTAAGCATGTCCTCAAAGAACTGTTGACGGTCTGCTTGTGCAGCCATGAATGCTTCTTCAATCGGCTTGCGTGCCTCGGGGGCAAAGGATTGGAACAAGGTATCCAACTTCTGCTGGTTCTCTGCAATCCGTTGTTTGACACTGGCCAGTTCCTTGGGACCAAGCTGCTCCAAGAGCTTTGCTTTTTCTGTCAGCAGCGGGCCAAACATGGTCTGTTCAGCCACGTCAAAGGTTGGTTTGCCGCCGACCAAGAACACTTCTGCTACCCGGGGGTCGGCCAAGTGCGCCTGCAACTGAGTAAGAGCTTGCTGTGCCTCAGGACTTTCAGCAATAGGACCGAACACTTTTTCCAGTTTGCTCTCTGCACGTTTCATCAGCATGCGCGGAACGATGTTGACAACAGGCAGGTTGTAGAAACCGGGAAGCGATTCAATCGCTTCTTGTTCCACGGCACCAAGGTCAGCTTTCTTTGGAATGAATCCGCTGACCTTATCTCCAGCAGCTTTTGCAGCAGTGCGAAATGGGCTGAGTTGTGCAGCCACAGGCAGACCCATGAAGGCTGCCATGGGCATCAGCTCGGTATAAAGTTTCTTGTTGGGGTTGTCGTCGCTTACGTTTTCTTCCACCGCTTGGCGAAATCCTTCGTAGCCTGCACCAAACGCGATGTCAGTTGCAGCAGCGAGTCGCGGATTTTTTTGAACAAAGCTGATAGCGTCATTTGCAATTCCTTTTAAGATTCCTGCGCCGGGTTCGGCAACAGCGACAAGTGGACGTGCTTTTGCAGCCCACGCCAGTATTCCTGTGAATGGCAGAGTTCCGCCAACGC